GCAAGCGATGCGGATGCACAGCAATGAACATATGTAACGACTACATGCTCTTAGTTGCCGAACAACAAGAACAGAAACGCAGGATAAGAATCCTCGAGGACGAAATAAATAGTCTTGTGCTGGTAGCTTAAAGACGACAGCTGATTGTATCCTTCGGGATACAACCAACTTATATAAATTCCCCAAGGGTTGGGGATATTTAGGCGATTTTATAGATTCCGGTCAAATGACTTAAAATAATATCTTTAACTATTATATAAAACCGCGACACAAGAATCCTTTAGCCAATGTCCATCGAAATTGTTGAATCCTACCATGATATCCGTCCATTTGCCTTTATCCGCAGCATGTCTTACGAGCAGTTTAGACCGTATTCCCTAAGATGGGACAACGAACAGGAACGCAAGGAGTTGTATACCCGCATCCGCAAAATGTGCGATGAAGTTATCCGAGCAAAGGGTACCATAACTAGAGCATACCACCACTCATTTACCACCCCAGCCGGGCTTGGGGGCCGTCTTTTTGGACCATCGTCAATCCAAGCGGTTCCCCGTGAGATCCGCGGAATGTTGATGAAACACACGACCGACATTGATATGGCCAACGCGCATCCAGTCATCCTCCGTCATTTGTGCCGCAAGTATGGAATCAAACACGTGGAATTGGACTATTACATCAACCACAGAGACGAACTCATCGGTTCAGGAGAAGACCGCGACGCGAAAAAGGCGCTGTATCTCAAGGCACTGAACAAGGACAAGATTGTCCCCGAAGTCAAAGACTTCTCCAAGGAAATGCTTACCATCCAGAAACAACTCATGACCATCCCGGAATTCAGCGGCATTGCCGAGACCGTGGAAGGCAAGAAGTGGAACAAGTCCGGGTCTTATCTGAACAAATGCCTCTGCATCTACGAGAACAATATCCTCCAATGTGTTAAAGATTATCTGGTATCAAACGGCCACACCATCCGGTGTCTAGCGTTTGATGGTCTGATGATCGACGGAAACCACTACGAAAATACCCAACTCATATCCGATATCCAACAAGCCGTCAATTCCAAATTTGAAAATCTGGATATCAAGTTCACATACAAACCCCACGATACAAGTATCGTAATTCCGCAAAATTTCAACGAACACGTCAAAAACGAAAACAACGACGAATACCTGGAATGGAAAACGGAGTTTGAACTCACCCACGCCAAGATTATTGACCGCTCATCTTTCATCAAATCGGTAAAAGACAAAAATGGGTTCATCATCGAAGTGCGTTCCATGACCAAACGCGATCTGCTGATTAGCTATGAACACATATCCTACAATGAACCCAAGGAAACCAAGACCGGAATGACCACAGTCAAGAAATCCTGTATTCAAAGATGGATTTCCGATGATACCATGTCGACCTACGACGAAATTGGAGTTTATCCACCACCCCTAGTATGTCCTCCCACTCATTTCAATATCTGGACCCCGTTCTACGCCGAAATGCTTCCACTATCATCCACCGTCAAGATGACCCCGGAAGTCCTGGAAACATATACCCAGAAAAAAGAACTCATCCTACAACATATTTCCATCTTGTGTAATAATGACGAAGCAGACACTCTCTTCTTGAAAAAGTGGATTGGCCAGATGCTCAAGTATCCAGCCATCAAAACTGTTGCCCCTACTCTAATCAGTCAACAAGGCGCTGGAAAAGGAGCCCTCATGTATCTACTCCAGCGCATGATTGGCGCAAACAAGTTCCTGGAAACCACCGACCCGGCAAAATATGTGTGGGGTAATTTCAACGAACTGATGGTCAATAAGTTCCTGGTCAATTGCGATGAGATGAACTACAAAGACCAGAATGAATGCGAGGGCAAAATCAAGGGTCTCATCACAAACAACAATCTGACCATCAACCCGAAAGGCGTCAAGTCATTCACCATCCAGTCTTACCACCGTTTCATCCTTACCACCAACAACGAAGTCCCAGTCAAGACCGACAAGGATGACCGCAGAAACAAGATTATCCGCTGCAGCGATGAGAAGATCGGAGACGCACAATATTTCATTGACTTGAGAGAAGCAATCGAAGATGATCACGTGGTTCGTATGGTGTTCGAATATTTGACTTCAATTGATGGTCTGGATGTCTTCCATACTGAACGCATCCAACAGAATGAATACCAGAAAACATTATCCGAGGCAACTGTTAGTATCCCGGAAAGATTCATGAGACATTTGACTGCTACATACCTCAATATAGAAGAGAAAACATTCACAGCCGAAGATATACTATGCTTCTTTATTGCTTGGAGAGATAGAAACAAATTCGTATACGAGTGTGATAGTTCCAAACTCATGCGTAATCTCAAACTCCTCAAATTGTGCCCTAACTGGTATTCTACTGTGAAAGGCCGAACATGCAATACTACCAGCTTTGACTTCGCTGCACTCAAAGAACATTTCAATATGGGCATTGACCCATCTTTGGTAGACGCCTGCGAAACAGATGACGAACAATAAATCCATCGGTGGAGGGTCTTTTAACCATTGTTACCCTCCACACCTGACCCTCCACACACTGAAATACAGTCTTTATTTCTTTACTACTACTACTCACACTGTTATTACTCTTATTTTTATTAATAATAATAATAATAATAAGAGCATAAGTAGAATGTGGAGGGTGTGGAGGGTGTGGAGGGTCTTTTCACTTTTTCTATAGAAAAGAAAATTGAAAAGTGAAATATTTCAATATGTGAAATAGAAATATACATGGAGTTTTTTGGACCCCTCCACCCTCCACACCCACCACACCCTCCACAGTTGGATTATTATCTCTATTTCGAAGACGTAATAATCAATTCGTCAAAATAGAATGTTCTAGAATATAAAGTCCAAATAACACCCAAAATTGAACGACTTTATATTTATTCTGTCCTCACTAATATAAAATAACCGGAACTACCGTCATATCAAATTATTTCAAACTTTATTCAACTTTATTACTCCAAGTATGTCGGCGTATACTTCTCTTGCCCGCAAAGCCAATGAGCATTTCAAAAATCCCGGATACACAACAATGTGCGTTCCCATTAAGTCAGTGGACGGGGTTCGTGTGTGCGCTACGCTCGATTTGACTCGCAAAACCTGTGGTGGAACCCACATCTCGCTGACTATAGCCACAGCACTTACGGTAAACACGCCAGACGACGATGAAGGTTATCCCGATAATATTCCTCTATACACCTCAATTAAACTCAAAGTCATAAAACATGAATCCGATATTACCCCATGCATGCTGGAAACAATATTCGCAGATGTTCCAAAACTTAAGTTCAACAAAATGGAAGGCCGCTTACAAACGGAACCGATCGAAGATATGTATTCCTTTCTTAACGAGTTTGAGAATGTGGAAACAGAATACCAGAAATGCTGTGTCTGCCTGGATAACACCAGCACAACTACAATATGCAAACACCATTTGTGCTATCAATGCCTTGGAAATATCAAGCCAACTAGAGACGAAGACATTGATTGTTCTATTATTTTATGCCCGATATGTAGAGAAGAAATCGCACACTAATTTTAAACTGTAACTATATTCTAATTACCACTTTTTTTATACCCCGGATTATTATCTCTAGCAAAAATATATATTTAGAGATTATAGGAAGAAATGGACATCAACACAATAAAACTTGAGCTTGATAATAGGTTTGAAAAAATAGTAGAGCATGCGGACACCATACTTAAATTGAAGATTGAAATCAAAGAACTTGAAATTGTGAATCTCAAATTGAAACAGGAAAACGTGCAATTAAACGCAAAATTAGCACCGAGATATAGTCTCTCAACATAGTAAAATGGAAACTCAACTAGCCCGTGAAATTTGGAACACCACACCTGAATCAGCCAAGGCAGACTGGACTAAGCTGCGACTAGTCGCAAAGAACATTAGCAGCGGCAGTAAGGCCGGCACGACGTTCATCAACCACTATACGTCGGCCGCCAGGATTCAAACCAAGAATAAGGAACGGCTGTCGTTCGTCGAGTTCTATGCGACCCGGGAAACGAGAGCCAACGGAGCGTATGTCCACAAGTTCCTGAAGAACAACTACGAAGCCACGGTCCACAATGCTACGCCCAAGCAGCTGTTCCGGCTCTACAGCTTTTACTTCGGCAGCATCAGCGTGTTCCGTCCGGCGATAGCGCTGGAGATCCTGAACCTGTTTCCGGCGAAGACGGTGCTCGATCCGACGATGGGTTGGGGCGGCCGCATGCTTGCGTGCGTGGCCGCCAATGTCCCTGGCTATATCGGAATCGACAGCAACGAGGAACTCAGGGGCCCGTATCAAGAGATGGTCGCCAATTTAGGAGAACACGAAACGAAGATAGACCTCATATTCGAGGACGCACTGGCCGTCAACTACGCTGCTCTTCCGGCATACGATATGGTGCTCACGAGCCCGCCGTATTATAACACGGAACGATACCAGGGACAGCCAGACCGCAGTAAATCGGAATGGTCGGCATTCTACGGGAAGCTCATCGAGCTTACGTACGGCAGCATGAAGGATGGCGGTCACTATTGTATGAACGTCAGCCAGGCGATCTACCGCGACGAATACGTCCCCATATTGGGAGAAGCGGATTTCCAGGTTCCTATGAATAAATCCCAGCGGTCGGAAAGCCGGTCCACGGAATTCGTATATGTCTGGCGGAAGACGGGGCGGCTTCGCGGATTATAATATCTGGACCGATTATAAATGGATTTTGAAGAGGCGAGAGAGCAAGTTTCCAAAGCGTTGTGGGTGTATTCAATAATTGTTTTCATGGTTGGATTTAGTGTGGGTTTTATTTTCAAATAATATTTTTAGCTATTATAAAATTATTATTAGTGTTTGACGTATTCGAGTTGTTCCTTGAGAGAGTGACCCATGTCGGTCGCCAAGGTATTCAGCTCGTCGAGTTTGGGCACGTCTTTGAGTCGGTCGGTCAAGTAGATATGGCGAAGCAGTGAAGTGGAAATTCGGTTGCCGAAGATTTTGTTGAGCATTTGGGTGAGCCGGACGTTGTTGAGTTTGCCGCCGGATGAGTTGGTGAGAAGGTATTCGTTGGGGTTCAGTTTGATGAACTTCGAGAGGATTATCTTGAGGCCCTTTGGGATTTCCACGCGCTGGGTATTGTAGAACTTGGCCGTCTTGTATTTGTTGAACACGAACTCGTTCTTGTCCATGTAGTTGTCCTCCGCTTTGTTGATGTTGCGAATCTTGAACTCGGTCCAGTCGGTTGATCGGCGGGGGGGAACCCAGTATCCGGAAGTCAGCGAAAGGGCGATGAAGTCCTGTAGCTTCTTGTAATCGAAATAGTCAAGAGGTTCCTTTGAGTTCAGCAGCGGCTTCACCTTGGCGAACATGGATTCGTAGATGGTTTTAATCTGGTCGTAGTCTTTCCAGTTATCCCCCTGGCTTTCGGACTTCTTCTGACTCTTGATGAACTTATCGTAGACCTTGGAGTCGTCGAGAAGTGCCGCCTTGTATTTCTCTTTGTCTTTGGCCGTGATGGCGATGAGCGCAGCAAACGTGGTCTTGCGACTCGACGGGGCTTTGTCTTTCATCGCTTCGATGATTGCGTCCTGGTCATCGAACCAGTCGAGGTCCATTTCCGACCCCTTCTCGTGGTTCTTGTAATAGAGAGATCTGAGTAGGGACATGTAAGTCCTGAGAGTGGATGCTGAGATGTCGGGCTTGTTCTTTCGGATTGCGTCTTCCATTTTATTTCGTATATAACTACTAAAGATATTAATATACCGAAGAGACTAATTCGTTTAAGTCCTTGTTGGGCCGGTTTATTCAGTGGTGGGGTTGTTAATCGATATATTAACCGGTTTTTAGATGTTTATTAAGCTAAAATGATGTTAAAACCTTAATTTAAAATTTTAAATTCAACATTTAACACGATTTGTATGTAATATTAGTTATATTTTGTTAATATTACATGTTTTGTGTAATTTCCTTGTTTATAATACATGAACATTATATGTTTTGTGTAATCTCCAAGTTAATTATACTCTCGCGAACCCGGCCGTTGGAGTTGGAGGAAGTTCCATCTCGGTTTCTTGCTCGGTGTTTCGATGTATCTTGAAACAGAAGCATTCGACTTTGTCGCATTTAGATTTGAGACACATCTTCATTGCTAATGCGAAGAAAGCAAATGCCGACGTGGTTAGCAGTATAAGGTATCCTTCAGTAATTTCGGCCATTGTATACAGTATCGTTACATTATTGTCTAAATCAAGTCCAGAGGATTTGGTCTGCCTTATTGAATTTGTTTGACTTGGATAGTAACCCACTCTACTAAATATTCGTCATTGTTATTCCACAATGCATAGTCTTCCCCTTCCATCAGGAAAACATTACCGCCTATAGGAAATCCCCGCTCCTCCAAATATGATACACTAATATTTGCGCTTGTGAATAGATTGACTGATACATTCTCGATTCTAAAACCGCAAATTACGGTTTTGATAACTTGCTCAACTGGGGGACTGATCGGATAAGACATTTATATATTGATAAGAGATTATTTTTAAGTTGTAACTGCCCACTGACCGGAACTAATAACAGTCAATCTTCCAACAACTTGACCTGAAAGGATAAAATTACCAAACGTTCCTGCTGCCGTAGACGTAATGCTATCTAATGGTAAAAATGTATTTCCTGCTGAACAAGTAATTCTAACAAGCGCTGTTAAAGGTGTTGTTATCTTACGAAAACATAGGGTGATCCCAGCCATTCCTGTTGTTATAGTAGGTAATGTAATATCTATAGCACCGGTTGAACCCAATTTATATGTGCCGTAATATGGTGCTGCGGGTAAATTTCCTGTTGCTGTAATAGTAGTGAATGATGTTTCAAATGGATAATATAGACCATTAAATAGACAAAAATTACTTGTCCCTCCCAGTGCTATTTGGTTATTTTCTGTGGTTTCCACTAATGCGCCAATAGCTAAACTGCTAACAAAATTTGCCCGGCTGTTGTATCCGATAGCAGTTGAGCTTTGAGCACTTTGAGCACCGTGGCCGACCGAAGTCCCTTGATTTGCATTTGCAGAACTATTATATCCAAGTGATATTGAACCAATTGAAGCAGCACTCGCATTTCTGCCCAAAGCAACCGAATTTTCTCCTGCTTGAGTATTGTATCCAACGTTCACCGAATAAGAACCGAGTGACTCGCAAGATTGTCCTACAAGCACCGCACCAGTTCCTCTTCCTCCAGTAGTCATTGATGAATCAGCACCAATTACAATCGCACCTCCTAATGTGGTTGAACGGTTTCCCATTACAATTCCGTCACTAGTAGTATCCGCGATCGTGGATACCCCGACTCGAATAGTCTGTGAACCACCTGAAAATTCAATAACTCCATTAAGACTATTTTGTATATCTAAACCTAAATTAGAAACAACATATCCAGCTGCGTCCAAAACATCAGTGTATATATCAAAAAGTCCTGTATCAATATCACCACCGAATGTAGTTGTTACTCCCGAACTATTAACCGTTCCACTTACATTTAAATTTGTCGTGGTTACTGTTCCTGTGGTAACCGATCCTGTGCTTGTTATTGCTCCTGTATCTCCATTCATTAGGATTGAATTTCCGCCCCCACCTAAATTCCAGTATCTAAATAGATTACCTCCAAATTCCCAATATTTGAATGAATTTGAACTGGATATAAAGCGTGCTACCCCATTAGCGTTAATGAACCATCTATTACCAATACCTGCAGTTGAATCTGTATATCCAATATCGCCGTTGGTATTTGCGAAAAAAAATCCAGTGGTGTTTGAATTGCTTTTGATATACGATCCTGCTGTTGTTGTTTGATTAATCAGAGTTCCTGATATATCAATGTTACCTATTGTTAATTTTCCATCTGTATCCAATCTCCATTTTACAGCTGATGCGGTTGTATCATAGTATAACAAATTCCCCAAATCATTTATCAATACATGACCTGCGTTACCAACCAGACTATTCTTGAACGCCTGAAAAACATCACCTGATGCTGCTACTGCTCTTACATTTGAAAAGAAATTAATTGGTCCAGCTGATACAGTTAACCCTGCTTTAAAATCGGGCAAGCCTCTTACGTCCATAGCCCACATGCGGGTTGTCTCGGTTGCCGTGCCCAAAACGATCAAATTCGATAATTCGACTTTTGAGTTGTAGCCGATCGCGGTGCTTCTTTTTACAGTGCTCATAGGATATAACACATCAGTGAAAGCTCCGAAAAACGTGTTATATTCACTCTGTCCTGTGCACCACGCGCCAGACTGGTGCCCAAAACCGCTGTTGTAAGAACCCGAGAGGTAGCTACTGTTGTCAAAGCCGCCACCGGCACCGGACAGCGAATTTTTGCCATACGCGCAATTACCTATCATAGGAAGCGCCTGAATACTACCGAAGTTCTGCAAAGCGCCACTGCCCAAAGCAACGCAATTTTGGACATAAGTTCCTCGTTCTGATGTTGCTACCTCAACTGTTATTAACCCTGCTACTAATGTAATAGTGGTTGTTAGCACAAAAACACCGGTTGTATTATTATATGAACTGATTGTAGCAAACGCAGTTGTTGTCGCATTTGTAAAATATACAAATATCATACCTGCTACAATTGTTGTAGCACCGTTTAATCCTGCCTGAATTGTGAATGTTGTTCCTGTTCCACCTGCTCCTGTATAATTATGACTAGCAATTGTAGTCCCACCATAAAATATAAAATTAGAGTTTGAGGCGCAGCCCAAATTTGGAGCTGCTACGCTCGTCATGGTATAGGTTGCACTATTGTATGTAAGAATCTGGACTGCTCCTCTTGCGCCTGCCCCGTTATAATATCTGATACTCATTCTTGCTCTAGGCGTTCCTCCTGAAATATCAAATCTTGCCGGGTCTAATAAGAAAGATGTAAAAGGTGACACATTTGATATATTTGTTCCAGTGATATTTGGATAACTGAATAGAGCAGCACTTGATGAATTAGAAATTGTATCACTACAAATAGCCGTGTTGTCTGAACTATTAAAAGTTAAGCCGTTGCCAGCTGCGGTCCCAAAACCGAGGTTCCTGGAGCCTCCCCTTGCGTTGCTTAGGGCATATGCCCCGCACGCCGTATTCGCCAAAGATCCGTTATCGCCAAATAAATTGAGAGCATTATACCCGATCGCCGTGTTCTGCTGCGATTGAGTAACCGAAGGCAATGCTCCTGCTCCTACTGCGGTATTAAAATTCGCACTTGCGTTTTGAAGTCTTCCTGCTTGATTTCCAACATAGCAACCGTTCTGTGCTGTTGTAGCTATTATACCATTCCCTACGAACGTAGAGGTTGCTGAAGCCATTCCCAATCTTGGAACTACAGGGGCAACATTGAATGTCTTAGTGCCCGTTGTTACTGTTTGGTTGGTAGTCAAGTCCATAAACCCTGAGCTCAACCCGGTAATATTCGCTCCGCTCATAATTGGCGCATTTGTCCCGAAATCGATCGTCTGTGGCGACGACGCCACGAATCCGCCAGTGAATGTCTGCTGTGCAGTAAAAGTATTTGTAGCATTCTCGAGAACCACATTACCCGACAAATAGGAATCCAGAATAGAAGCCACTGGAAGATTAACTGTTCCACTTATATTCAATGTTACCGCATCGAGAGTTGTCGCACTAAATTCGTCAGTTGTTATCTGATTAGCGTCCACCAATACCAAACCGTTCATGGTCTGACTTTGGATTATAACATTTGATAGTGAGGACATCTTTTTCGTATAATAAGGCTTTAGATAATTATCTCTACAAGTTTTATAGTTCAAATGTCTAAAACCCGCGATGAATTAATGGCTGAGCTTGCCGAGCTGGAGGATTTAGAGGAATTGGAAGAGGTTCCCGTCGATGCTGCTAAACCGTCTACCGACGAACCCGTGTTGGCGGAAAAGAAAAAGATCCCGCGAACCCAGAAACAGATTGACGCCTTCAAGGCCACATTGGAACTAAGAAAGGTGAATATTGAAAAGAGAAAAGCAGAGAAGGAAGCCGCAGCTGAAGCCGAGCGCAAAATCCTAGAGGAAAAACTCATTAAAAAGGCAATTGCCCTCAAAAAAAAACAGATGAAAGCCCGCGCAGTAATCGACAACTTACCAGAAGAAGACGTCGTGGCTACTGTCGTGAAACCAAAAGCTGCTGTTGTTGTGCCCGCTGCGCCTCCGAAGCAAGTTATCCATTTTTTCTAACAATACTCTATAATGCCGCTACAAATAGACTCCTTTAGACCACGGTCCTTATCTTTGCCCACTCCGGTCATCCAATCAGATAACCGGATTGTGACCAACCATGCTGAACCTCCTAAATTCAAGAGCAGCATTCTCAAACGCAAGCGCCACACCCCAGAAGACAAGACCGTATTCGTTCGCTAGCCGTTTCATTTAGCAGATGTAAATAATTTCTGGATATATTGTATACCACGAAATGCCCGGTTCAGTCAACGTTATCTTAAACTCCAACAACAAAGTCAGCGGCACTACTCAGGCCGCAACATACTTCGTGGACTGGAGATCTATCCTCGACCCCCGCAAGAAATACCAGCTCCACTTTGTCTACCTTGGCGGGCTCAACACCTGGAGCGGGGCCGCCGGTCATCTCCCAATGATTTACGCCGATTTTAACACGCGCAACATCCAGCCGTTGATCGGAAATTCCGCGAACAGTCAATGTCTTGGCTTCCTTATGCCCACCATGGTGCAGGGCTCAGCAACCACAGTATATTTCCAGTCTCTCGACAACACCAACCTTCCCATTTACATGGAGGGACCTCCGGGAAACAACACGTTCACCATTCGTATCCTGGACAACGACACCGTTCAGACGCCATACCTAGATTCCGGTGCCTCTCCGCCGGCCGAATATATCCTAATCCTCCATTTCCACGAAGCCCACGATCGATTTGAGGAAGAGCATCTTTGAGACCAACTTAAAGAATTAATTATATATATATTCTATATATAATTATATAAAATGACTCAATATTATTTTTATCGTATCGTCTGCAAGGATATTTCGGTTCCAGACTGTTATGTTGGGAGCACGAAGCATTTTGGGCGGAGGATATCTGAGCATAAACAGTCTTGTAAATCAAAAACAGACACAAATTACCACTTACCAGTTTATCAATTTATCCGAGATAACGGAAATTGGGAAAATTGGGCCATGATCCTAATAGAAACTGCTTCATTTGAAACTAAAATGGAAGCGCTGCGCCGCGAACGGGATTATATTGAAAATTATAGAGCGACATTGAACTTGCGTGTTCCTGGCAGGAGCCCTGCACAATACTATGCTGAGAATCGTGAAGCAATTAATGCTAAAAAAAAAACTCAATGTTATTGTCCTTGTGGCGGTAGGTTCACACTCTGTCATAGGACACAACACAACCAAACACAAATTCACAAGGTCTACTTGGATTCGGGAATCAATACCTCGTTCCAACCCGCGAATATCCTTGAGGAAGGTAGATCGATGAACATGAACGAGTGCGGATCTGTGTATACTAACCGACAAATTTCATCGTACTTGTCGCGATGAGTCTCCACCAACTCCTCGAAGATATTCTCCGATTCCGATTTCGAGCATTTCCAGATGAATGCGTTGGTCAACACTTGACGGATCGGTTTGGGAATGCTCTTGAAATTCTGGTTGGCGGTCCAGATACTTAGTCGTAGATGCCGTCTATTGTTGGCCATATGTAGCAACAGTTTTAGAACATCCTTGTTTTTGAAATTACGCTGCACATCATCCAGCAATAGAAGACTTGTGTATCCCTCCTCTGCGTTTTGTTTCACCGACTCGTAAATTTGATTGAGCGTATCGACATCGAGTTCATCGAACACCGTCTCATTCGGTATCTGGTCAAAGAAACTACCTTTCACAGACGCTCGACTGTTCGGCCCCATGACTACAAACACATCGTGGAATACCGCAGCGAACAGCGATTTGGTCTGGAGCATACTGATCAATTGGGTCGTTTTTCCGGACCCGGGCTTCCCGAGAAACAAAGTGAAGTTCGACCGATTCATTAATTTGCTAATCTCAAACTGGTTTAGCTTTGGTGCGAGTTCGCCGTCAACGCTAAACGTCGGGCGATTGAGTTTTGGAGCAGCTCCGTGAATAATTTGCATTTATTGTATATAGATATATTAAATGGAGAAAATCGCCAAGCAGTTAAAATACCACACGTCGATCGAACGACCACCACCCAGTCACGACGAGATATTCGCTCACTATTTCCCACAGCATAAGTCCCCTAGACAAATCGATATGCTGAAATATTATACCAGCACTGAACAGCCATCCGTTATTGAAACTATCCAGAAATCTCTCAATATATCCAAATGAGCAACACAAGTACCTACACCGAGACTCGTATCGTGTCTCTCAACAGCGAATCCGGAACACAGAAAAATGGTAGCTTCCTGAGCGACCTAGCCTTTTCGTTCCCGAATTTACTGAGAGTAGAACCAGACATCGTCCACACCCAAATATCTTTAGCAAATGCGCAAATCCCGGTATCTTTTTACACAGCCAACTACACCAACAATGTGTTCCGAATCAACTCGACGACCATCACGATTCCAGTAGGCAACTACAACTCCTCTTCTCTTTCCAGTCAAATCATTGCCCAACTACTGTTGGCCGGAATCACCATGACGATTACCATTTCTAGAACGACCGGTGTGTTCACTTGGACATCTACTGCACCGTTCACCCTTTTCGGGTCAAGCTCGATCACCACGGCGGAACAGCTTCTAGGACTCAGTTCGACCAGCGATACTGTGGCCGCATTGGTTCTCGGTTCTTACGTGGCTACTCTACCGTTTCCATGCAATCTGCTTGGAATCAAACAGTTATTGATAAAATCCAACATCCTTTCTGGAAACAATTATTCGGCCAGTTCTGGAGGCCAGACCACCCTTTTGGCCACCTGTCCCGTCAATGTCGGCGCCTGGGGTATGATTACCTTCGAAAGCCGGTCCAAAATCTCAGTCAACAACGGAAGCCTTGACGAAATTGATATACAAATCATGGACGCAGAGACCAATCTTCCAGTCAATTTCAACAACCAGAATTGGACAATGACGCTCATCCTCCATATTACGCGCGAATTATCCACCAAATTGTTGCCTTTAGAATCGATTCCTTTAGCCAAAACAGATGGAAATAAGGCCGACGTTCCCCCGCCACCTAAAGTCGTTACCCAGGACCAACTCGACTTGAAACTATTGGAGTCTTAAATTTTTGTCTATACTGTAGTATATACCAAAAATCATGAGTATCGAATTATCCCTCCCCTCTTCCGTGAACTTCGCCAACAAGCTTCCCGCTCTGTCCGACGATGTGCGCACAGATTTGCTCACTATCCAGAGCAATAATGGCACCTCGTTCACTTCTGGAAATGTCGTGAATTTCGATCTCCCAAGTCGCGCTGGCTTGTTCTTAGACCCGGCCACTATGTTCATTCGTTACAAAGTAAACTACGTTGTCGCAACTGCCGATGTCGTCGTCCGTGGTATCCCATCCGCCGCGCACATCGCCAAGCTCGACGAGTATGTAGGCAGTCAACCCATCAACTCGGTTTACCAATACAACGCCGCTGCCACCGCCTGGATTAACACCAATATGTCAGTGGCCGACAAATACGGCCAGCAATTTTCTCTTGGTCTCAGTCCCACCACTGGTGTCCCCACTCTGGCCACTCAGGACAGTCGCACCATCGCCGTCGGAACTGGTTCCTACACTGTTGCGATGCCTCTTCTCTGTTCAGCATTCGCATCGTGCGACCACCTGATCCCTTCGGGTCTCATGCCTGCCGGCCGTGTCCAGCTCACCATCGCAGCCCCCTCTGAGTTCTTGACTGCCTCGTCCGCCAACATGACCACATTCAACATCACCAACTGCGAGTTGTGTGTTGCCGGTGTGAACCTTGGTGTTGCCGTGGAGAACATGGTCGCCTCTATGGGTCCTCGTCTCATCTTGAGAGCTAACGGCTGGGCGTCCGCCAGTCAGTCTATCCCTTCTGGTTCATCCGGTGTCCAGTCCCTTCCCTTCAACCACCGCTACAAGTCCATCGAGAACATTTTCATGATGTTCTCAGGTACAAACGCGGCATACGACGTGAATGCATGGGCCGACAGCCGAGACGTGACCGGAACTGCGGGAGGCAGCTACCAAGTGGTTGTCGGCAGTCAGCAATTCCCCCTCTTGCCCATCGACACTGCCGCCAACAAGGCAGGTGCTCTCCAGTACCTTCGCGAAGCCACCGGTTCCATCTCCGATTTCCGCAACTCCATGTCCATCAACACTGTGGAATACTCGTATTTAGGCGATTCTACCGGTGCGACGACCGCCGTAGAGCCCGCCAAATTCATCGTGGGTATACCGATGAACCGTGTGCATTCCACCGACCCATACAAGCCTTCTTCCCTCTTGTCCGGTGTTGACTGCGCGTCTACCCCCATTCTGGCCACGGTCAGAATCGGAACCGCCACTGTCCAGACTTTCAACGCTACCATGTTGGCTCAATACACGGTGTTGATCGAAATCGACCCCATGACCAGACAGGTGAACATCGTCCAGTAAATAATTTCATTCATTTCATATTTATAGCATATGATACGAATCTAAACCAAAGGTAGCGTGGCTTAAAAAAACGAAGCAAGAGGATTTCCTGACTTAATTGTCTTTTTCTTACCGCTGAACGCCCCGAGTCTGTGAGCACTAATCACGTCCCCTTTCGATTCTATCAGAACCTTTTTACCACCTTTTTGGAATACACTCGGGAGACTGACGATATCACGCTCCGTCCGGTAATCCGTCTGGGTTTTAGGAACTGTCTTAAAAACGTCCTTCGCTGCAACCGCCTTATTAAAAGTTATCACTTTACCTCCAACTCCACTGCCTTCCGCCAATGCTCCTCCCAGTGAATGCCCATACGCCGTCGCCGGTTTTTTGTATTTCGCCTCAACGGCTTTAGCCGTTTCACGCGCGTCCTTCTGCCGTTTTGTGTCGTATCCAAACCCCAACGAAATATCCGTCAAGATATCCTCTACCCGGTGCGATCCGCGATAGGCAATATTTGGGTTCCCCTCTTTATCCACAAACACTTTCGCCGTCGGGCTCGACAAACTGGTATCGAACGTGTAGCCAAGATTCGACAGCGTGACCGCCGCATCTTTTGGGTTCTGGTATGACGCCTCGAATATGCTATTTAGATTATTTTCGCCGCTCATTGTATATAATGACCGTAGATAAAAAAAAGACCAAGAAGCCCAGGGCCAAGAAACCCAAGGCGGACCTGAAGCAGAAGCAGAAACAGAGCCAGACCGTGAATATCAATCTATCATCACCCAAGCGCCGCGCAAGCAAGAAATCATCAGAAAAGAAAACAGCAGCAGCAGATATTCCCCGCATTTATGCTCCCCAAGCCGTTTCCAGTCCAGCACAGATCGATTACATCCGCATCGGCGACATGATTAAAACCACTGCGAAATCCCTGGTTCAACCCGAGCAAGTCCAAGATTCTAAGGCTAAACCCGTGGTAGCCAAAGAAGACAATATTCGCATAACCGAAAAGCCCACTGAGGAACAACCTGTTTATGCTGAGGCTGCCTACTACCCCCGTCCGAAACGAGTCAATATCCGCAAACCCCTCACTGACGAACAGCGAGAGCGCAAACGTGCTGCAGACAGGCAAAGGTATATCAGAAAACGCGAATCTATGAACGGACAACTCCGATCGGTTCCTAGCCAAGAGGATTTAGCCGAAATATAAAATATCCCTATTGAATATACACACAGACACATACAATGGGATTCGGATCACTACTCGGCAGAACTTTGGGCGGCGGTGTTGGAGGATTATTCGGTGGAGACAAGGGCGAAAGCGCCGGTCGAGATATCGGCAGTGCTCTCGGTAGCTTCTTACCATTCAAGAAGGGAGGCCGTGTGCCTGGCCCTAAGGGAAAAGGTGTGCACGCTATGGTGCACGGTGGTGAGGTTGTGTTGCCCGTCGGCGTGGCTCCCACGAAGGCACAGAAGGCAGCCATTCGCAAGCGTGGAGGCAATATCTAAGTAAAAGTAAGTTATATAACTACTTAAAATAATATCTATTAGTTATATATAATATCCAAGAACCATGGAATCTTTAGCCGAAATCGAATCTACCAATTCTTTAGCCATTTCCGAGGAGGAGAAAGAGCGCGTTTACAAGACGCCTATCTACACACGCATCGCAGTCAAACGGTGGCAGCTATTACACCCTGAGGAAACGCGTATGATCAATAGATTCTCTAGACAGAAAACCGCCCATCGCAAGCGATGCGGATGCACAGCAATGAACATATGTAACGACTACATGCTCTTAGTTGCCGAACAACAAGAACAGAAACGCAGGATAAGAATCCTCGAGGACGAAATAAATAGTCTTGTGCTGGTAGTTT